TGCTATCTTCAGCCAATTCAAGAATTTTTTCTTTTGAATAAGTTATTCTTTCGACTGCCATTTTTGCCCCATAGCTTTGGAAAAAACGCAGCATAAATTAGATAGGAATCGATTGCAAGGTCTGAAACGTTTTGGCGGCTGTTGCGGAATTGAATCTGCGAAATTTGGATAATGATAATGAGAAATTAAGGTGCTAGGATATGCACCGAGATTTTGAGAGGAGATTTGCTATGCCTATCTTGACTTGCCCGCAATGCCGAGACGGCTTTTTTGTTCCGACCTCTAAGGTCAAACTCCGAAGGTATTGCAGCAAAACATGCCGTCAACAGGCCCTTGGGAACCGCCTATCTATCAGACCTGATGGCTATGTGCAACTCTTTAAAAAAGGCCGCGTAGTTTTGCAGCATCGATTAGTTTTTGAACAGCATATTGGTCGAAAGCTGCAGCGTTGGGAACACATTCATCATAAGAATGGTATCAAACATGACAACCGTCTTGAAAATCTCGAGCTCTTGACGATTCAAGAGCACAATAAAATACATCATCCAAAAAGAAAAACGGCGGCAGCATGGATAAATGCCATGTGCCAATATTGCGGCAAAGATTTCCTGCGGCGAAAAACCGAAGCCGCAAAGCATCCAAATGCTTTTTGTTCTCGGTCATGTTGGAGCTCTAGTGGTTTTACTGGAACGGTCACAGGTCCCAACAGTGCGAAACGGAAACGTAGGCCGAATGGTCGATTCAAATAAAAATTTTACTCTTGATTTATTTTCCGTTTTCAAGGCTGGTAAATCGGGCGTAAGATGCCAATGATTTTGCAGAGATTTTTATCAGAGGCTCAAAATGGCTGAAGCCAACACGGCGCGACAATCATGGCTTGGAGCATCGAAACGAACCGTCATGGATGGCTGGTTTAACGTCATTACCGGTCTAGGCACGTTGCAAAAAGACAAGCGCTTAGGCGCTGAAGTTGAATATTCGGGACTGAAAGAAAAAGAAGTTGAACAGTTGTATGCAGCTGATGATGTTGCTGCATCCTTGGTCGATATCCTGCCAGAAGATGCCGTTAGGGAATGGATTAAATTCGAATTTGATACCGAGCTCGGCAAGGCCATTGAAGATTATCTTGATGATCTGAAACTCTCAGAAAACCTCGAAGTAGGCTGGAAATGGGGGCGTCTTTATGGCGGTTCAGCCATCCTGATCAACATCGATGATAGTCAAGATCTGAGTTTGCCTCTGGATCTGAATCGAATCCGCCAAATATTTTCTTTTGTGCCTTTGACGCGCTATGAATTAAAGCCTGTAAAAATCGAAGATGATCTAACGAGCCACAATTTTGGAAAGCCGATTCTATATGAATTTAATTCCCGGCGAAATGTCATAAGCGGCAAAGGTTCTAAGAATAGACTGATACATCATACAAGGCTAATTCGCTTTGACGGTGTTCAATTGCCGCTCGGTTTGCATATCGCGAATCAGCATTGGGGGGATTCGGTTCTCACTCGAACCTATAATGCAATTCGAAATTACAATACATCCAATGACGCCGTTGCGACAGTGCTTCAAGAATTTAATACAGGCGTTTTGAAAATCAAAAACCTTGCGGAAATGCTGGCTCAAGGCGAAAACGCTTCAGTGCAGCAAAGATTTGAAATTATCAGTCTCGCCAAATCGGTATGCCGAGCCATCGTCATTGATGGGGAAAGTGAATCCTATGACAATATATCAGCATCCGTTAGCGGCATTCCCGATATGCTGCGGACGATTTCCCAACGGCTAGTTGTTGCCTCAAGGATGCCTCATACAAAAATACTTGGCGAAAGTCCTAGCGGTCTCGGTGCAACAGGGGAAAGCGAAATCAGGGAATGGTACGATTTCGTTAGCCGCCAACAAGAGCTAATTCTACGTCCGAAGATCCATAAGGTATTGCAAATAGTGTTCGCCGCAAGGCAAGGGCCATCCAGCGGCAAAGAGCCAGAAACTTGGTCATTTGAATTCTCGCCATTGTGGCAAAAATCCGACAAAGAATTAGCCGAAATTCGCAAAATGCAAGCCGAGACAGATGAAATATACATCCGTTCTCAGGTCGTCGATCCAGATGAGGTAGCTATTTCGCGTTTCGGCTCGAACAAATATAGCGTTGATACCACAATTGACATTGAAGCAAGAGAGGCTATGAGCTCTGAAACGCCGTCTTTAGAGCCATCATCGTCACCAGCTGGCACTGAAAACCCAAGCGTTCCAGGCGGCAGTACCAAGCCGATTGCAACGGCAGCATCGCAAAATCAATTGACAACGCCAACGCAATCTCTGAATGGAGCTCAAGTCACGTCATTAATCGATATTGTCCAGCGCGTTGCTTTAAATCAGATACCTAGAGAAACCGGAATCGCCATTATCCGCGTTGCTTTTGCTTTAAGTGAAAAGGATGCAGAATCAATTATGGGAAATGTGGGTTCAGGTTTTAAACCGGCTGAAGTCGTTAAGCCAACGGAACCAAAAGCGACAATTTAAAGATGGCTTTAAATTTCTCACCAACCAAATTTCAAGAGTATCTCAAGTCACGTCGAGCTCGAAAAAAGCCTATTTCGAAATCGCAAGTCCGAATTCCTCGACTGATTCCGCCTATAGCGCTCGAGAGAAGATATTACAAAGATCTTCTGACCATCGTTAATGAAATGAACCGGCTCATTGAAAAGACGCTGATTCCAAAATTGACCTCTATTGTGAAGCAAGCGGACAAACTGAAGCCAACTGGAGATAGTTCTGTCGCAAAGTTAGACAGTTATGATGATCAGGTCCGGAGATTACTTGACCTTATTCGATCCGGATTTTTTTCCAAATATTCCGACAAGTATTTTTTGGATATGGCGGCGAAAATCGCTTCGGCTATTTCTTCTCAAAACGAAAAAGCTATCAATTCCATTTTTAGATCGGTGTTAGGTGTCGATGTTTTTATTACCGAGCCATGGCTGAAAACTGAATTGGCGGCATTTGCTAATGCGAATGTCGCCTTAATCAAAAGCATGAGCGAAAGACATTTTTCGAGAATTGAATATTTGGTTTTTGATGGCGTTAGAAAGGGACTTCGGCATGAAGAAATTGCGGCAATGTTGCGAAGTGAGCCTTTCAATGCGACCAAAAACCAGGCGGCATTAATTGCCAGAGACCAAGTCTCAAAGTTAAATGGGCAATTGACAGAACTGCGGCAAAAAAAGGCGGGCATTAGCCGTTATATTTGGCGTACTGCGGGGGACGAAAGAGTTAGAGATAGTCATAAGGCATTGGATGGACAGACTATTTTTTGGGATTCGCCCCCCGAGGTTGGCCATCCAGGATATGATTTTCAATGCCGTTGCTATGCTGAACCAGTGATCGAGGATTTATTAGAAGAATAGCTAGCAATTCTTATTTTTGCTGCTATAGTTTTTTGGCATTATTATCGCAATGGGGTTATCTCATGGACAGAGGTAACAAAGTTTTCCGGTTAGACGTTGGAACGTTGCAAAAATCGGAACGGACGCCACAAGGATATTTACGTGTTCCGGCTTTTGTCACGCGCACTGGTGTTTTCGCATACGCAAATCCTGATGGCACTATACGCCGCGAATTGCGGCATCCTGATGATGTATTTGATCCGCAATCTCTGGCAACATTAGCCTCAATTCCTGTCACTGATGATCATCCAAACCAGAAAAATCCTGACATTCTTTTATTGGATTCAAAAACAACTCGAGAATTTATTGTCGGATTTACCGGCGATGCAGTGGACCGGGAACACCATTTCGTAAAAACGACCGTCACCATTACCGATCATGAGGCTATATCCAAAGTTGAAGCCGGGAAAAACGAGCTAAGCTGCGGCTATTTGTGCGATAGAGAAGAAATTCCGGGCGTATATGACGGCTCGGAGTACGATACTCGCCAAAGAAACATAACCTATAATCACCTTGCTATTGTCGACCGTGGCCGGGCAGGACCGCAAGTTAGATTGCGCCTTGATGCTCAAGACGCAGTGCAAGTTGATATGCCAGATATCTCGAAAGGAAAGACGATGAAAATTAAATTGGCAGGAAAAGAATTCGATGTTGCCGATGATTTAGCCGCGGCAATTAGTGAAGAACTGAAAGCCATGAGCACCGAAAGAGATTCTTTAAAATCCGAAGTAGCAACGGTAAAGACTAATGCAGACAGAGCCGAAGCCAGAGCGGATTCCTTGAAAGCCGAACTCGAGAAGAAAGAGAATGAGCTCAAAACTCGCAATGATTCATCTCCTGAAAAAATGCGGGAATTTTTC